AACTTACCAAGGCACCTCTTAACGGGGGTGCCTTTGCTAATTCTTTTGAGATCTAATTTATTATTACCCCTTAAAAATCGGGAACAAAACAAATAAAAATAGTTCAGATTTACCCAACATTTACAGCTACTTACTTCGAAGGCAATCCGTGTATCTATGCAGATTGCTTTTACATATTATGCATGCATATAATATGATATTAACACATAAATTCCTTGGAGGGAAAATATTATGCCAAAATCAGAATTAAAAAGAGGTGTGGCAGTTCTTAAGGGCGGCACTGTTGTTCATAAACTTATGGACGACGGCTCCGCAACTTTGGGAAAGGACGGCAAGACCGTCAGCCTTAAAGCATTCAACGTGCGACTCGACCACATCAATGATTACACAGCTACAGAAAAAGAGGTGGAGATCGTTCAAGCCTTAGAAGCCAATCTTGCTAATGAGTTGAATACAATGGCGTCAGCCACAAACAGCTTCATAGCAGACGCCGATACTGCAGGCACCGGCTTCATTGCCGAGGCCAGAGACGACAACGAGGACTTCGTTATCGCAACAGGCGCCGAAACAGACGGTGCAGACAAAGATAAATACAAAGTGACAGGAACAAACTATATTGATAATGTAGTTCCAGGTGTTGCTCACCACACTTTGGCCGTACAGGACTCTTTAGCCCAAGCCGCGATTCTTGAAATCAAAGGCGACAGCCAAACAAATGGTACAGTTGCACAAGCAATTGCAGATATCAGAAGCAATCAACCAGCGGTATTGGACACACTGGGTGAGATTGCTGACGCTATCAATGATGATGCGACATTTTCAGCAAACTTTATCAACAAGCTCTCTACAACAGAGACTGCAATCAAAGCAAATGCTAGTGAATTGACAGACACTGTTAGCGAAGCGCGTGGAAGACTTACAGATATCAACAAATCCGTTGAAGACGAAAAATTGTCCGTCCGCGACGTCGAAAATTTTAGAATGGTAGAATGGGCCGCTGGCTCAGAAGGTACTGATGATTTCATCACTCGCCAGTCAGATTCTAAATTACCAGTATCTCTTCGTTCGTATGACGATTTTGCACCTACGCAGGGCCTTGAGAACATTATTTATGATGGTTCGAAGCCAACACGTAGTGATGTCCTCGATGCAATCAATGTATATGCAGCAGAGAAAACATACGACCGAGAACACAAAGCACAATTAAGCGACGGCAGCACAGGCGCCACGAGCTTGAATCAGCATCTTTCAGATGCAAAACTTAGAGAGAGTCAGGAAGACACCTTCAACGCAGAAAAGGCCCAATCGCAAGCCGATATTACAACATTGACCGGTGAAATAGGCGAATTGGACGCTGACATCAAAACTGCTGGTGCTGCCTTGGAAACCGCTAAGTCGGAAGTTGAAGATAATCCAAACCCAACAAAAGCACAACTTGATTTGGTTACTGAATTAACTGAGAAAATTGCGGTTAAGGAAGAGCGCAGGCAATCTAAGATTGAAAGTAGAACTGCCAAGCAGATGGATTTAGCTACAGCTATGACGGTTGAAGAAACCCGCACAGCCGAGTTTAATGCAGCAACGGAAACGTTGTCCAATATCATCGCCGCTGCCCTCACGAGCATCGAGAGCCACGAAGATGATCGCGGCAAAGCCGATGGCGATACAAGAGAATCAGACCCATCTGTTTATACACAAGTCGCTTCAATGCAAGTGGTTGAAACACTCACTGGAATCTGGACTCAGTTTAAAACATCAGACGCATATGTTGAAGACTCCGCTGGCCCTTGGAATGTTGTAACGCTGGCTGCCACTGGTAAATTAGCTGAAGGCACTCTTAAAACTGCAGCCAATGCTGCTCTTGCCTTGGCATCTCTTTTTACGACTAGAGCTGCACAATCTACAAGTGATATGGACACTGCATATGGTGATTACAAAACTAAGCGCCGCACGTCCACTGCAGATCTTAAAGACGTTGCAGATAGAATCGACACAGCGATTAAGGCAGTTGAGACAAAGCTTTCCGGATGGAAACAAACTCTTGACCCCACCAAGTCTGTCCGTGTAAGAAATGGCTCAGTGCAATTTGACGGATCCGTTGAGGTTTCAAAAGCAATTGCTATTCCTGCACTCGACAACGCACAGGTCATCGCAGCCGGATATCAAGCAAATGTTGTACAGGCAGATATGAAGGGCCGTATGTTCTTCAATATCGACACAGCAAACGATTTTACCGAGTCGAAGCTATATTTTAATGAAGATGGCGTTTGGCACTCTTCAGAATTTTTGCTTGACGGAAACGATGAACCAGACGGAAACGATGAACCAGACGGAAACGATGAACCATAAAATGAAGACAACACTTAAAGGTAAAACAACTTTAAAAAACTAATAACTAAAAATAAATTATTCATGGAGGAATAAATTATGCCAGAAGATACAAAAAAATTAAAAGGTATAGCAGTTCGTGATTCGGGGACAAACAAGTCTCACTCCCTTAAGAATGACGGCTCTTTCCAACTGGGCAGGAGCAAATCCGACGCCCACACTATCAGTGGAGATCTTAAAGTCTCTAATCAAACCGCCGAGTCACTTGTTTATGGTGATGAGGTGAGAACAAACTTGGGTGCCAACCACAAGGCAATGAAGGCATCTGATGCATCGACCACCACGGCGATGGCAACTGAATCAGCCAGATTTGTTAAATTGGCTGAATCCCTTGGTTTCAATATCGCTGTCGTTCCCAGCGAGTTCGGCCGAAATCCTTATGGTGCCACCGAATACCAGTTCAAAGCCAACGCGAAGTCAATGGGAATGAGCAAAGCTTGTTACGAAGCTTCAGTGGCAACGGCCAATGCAAAACTTCAACTCGATCTACTTCGCGAGGCAGAAAAAGCTGCTGAAGAGACCCTTAAAGAAATGCAAGAAACCGGCACCAAAGCGCAAGTAACGGCGGCCCAAAAAGCTCTTGACGATGCAGTGGCAGCGACAAAAGCTCAGCAAACCATCCAAGACGCCGCTTATGCCACCGAAGCTGAAGCACAAAAAACATCTGAAGAAGCCATTGAAGGCTATAGCTTCGGATCTTCTTTTAAACAGCATGTTTCTTATCTTGACGATAAACTTTATAGTTCAGACGTTGAGCTTAGAGACTTGATCGGCGAAGGTGCACCTAATGCTGAAGATACATCTTTCTACACATCTGGCCTTGGCTGGATTGAGAGACAGTTTGATGAGCTTATTGGTGATGCTCCTGGAGCATTGAGTACACTGAAGATGATTCAGGATTCTATTGTTGTTCAGTCAAACGTTCTAGCAATTGCGGATAAAATCGAAGAAATCAAAGACGCCGACGCTGCTGGTGATATTGACCTCGTAAACGAACTGACCACAGAACTCGAAGCGCTTCAAGCTAAGACAGTCAAGGAGTTGCTAAATGAAGCAATTGCTGACATGCAGATCAGAGTGTATGGTAGTCCATTTACAGCCCAAATCGCGGAATTTAGTGCTGAACTCGCCGCGCAAGAAGCTGAGCTTAAAGAATTGATCGACGCAGGAGCATCAGAAGAAGAAGTCGACGGTGTACAAAAATTAGTCGATAAGACTTCTAAAGAACTTCAATTTGCTCTCGAAGGAGAATCTGATTGGAGAAATGACATCATCACAGGCCAGACAACTGTAAGTGCAGATCATGCAAACAATCTTCTTGAGATGATCAATGTGGCAAAAGAAACTGCTGACACACTCAAAGGACACATCGATTATGATGAATCTTCTGAACTCAGAAGACCTGCCAATAGAGGTGAGGTGCTTATGGAATATGTTGGTTCCACACCAACATCAGTTAGTGGCACACGTCAGTTCCTTGGTGCAACTGGTGATGTCGTTGATTACAACGGCAATTACACGACTGCAGATCAAGGCGAACACACAAGTCATGACGAAGCTATTTTCTTACTTGAGAAAGCACTCGACAGCCGTAGAGAAGAACTGAACAGTCGAAATCAGCACTTGTCTTTGCAAGGCGCTCTTAACTCTGAAGTCGTCATTACCGAAGGTACGACCAGCGCAACCTGCGCCGGCACCCTTCGAATACCTAGACACACCAGAGCTACGTTCGACGCAGTTGCCGACGGCACTCAACTCGGCACTGCAGATGCAGCTTACCAACAAGCTGTTGCCGTTCGAGATGCGGCCGAAAACGCACAAGAACCAGACCCTGTTGCTATCCGCGCCGCCAACGATACTGTGGACCAAACTTCTAGCGCGTTGCAACGCGCTGTAAAAGCCTATAAGACGATTTCTTTCGATGGCTCAATGGTCTTCTTGACAGACACCACAACCAACGCTGCACACGCGCTTCCTCACGGTCGCAAGCTGTACTTTAGAGAAGGTAAAGAATGGTTCGCATCCTCTTTCTACTCGGAAACAGCGGAATAGACAATACAATAATAACACTCTTGTTATTATCTGTTTGTTTAAAAAACTCAAAAAGCACCCTTCGGGGTGCTTTTTCTTTTAGATCTGGAAAATAAAAAACACCTCATCGTTCCGCAGCTGATGTTTCAAAAATACTTTATATTTAAGGACTTAGGTAGACTAATTACTTTCGATACCGCGTGTTTTCTATTCACGCGGGTGATAGTTATATGAGTGCATACTAAATGTTTTTTCATTGTGCACTATGTTAGACATAATATTAACAATTTAAAATAAATCCTTGGAGGGATATATATTATGGCAAACAAAATTAAAGGCTTGGCTGTTGTAGACAGTACAGGCAAAGTAAAACACAAAATATTAGATGATGGAAACGTCGAGTTCGGTACCGATGAAGATACCACAGTGGACTCAAAGATTACATCCACAATTAAGGGAGAGGTCACTTTGGAAGAGACAGGTAAGGCTGACTTTGCTGACATTCCAGCGTCAGACTCAACCTTGCACAACAAGATTAACACAGTTAAGCGAGATACAGAGTTTAATCGTCAAAAACAATTGATGACTGCAGACTCTCTTCACAACCTCAATATGGAAATCGCCCGAAATGTAGGTCTTGATGCAAAAGACCCAACAGACCCCGAAGGCCCGACCGATGGTCGATTAAATGACTATAGCTGGTCAGCTGACGCAGATGCAAACTATTCAGCTGTATCCACTGCTGCAGATTTAGAGGCCGCAGAGCGCGGACTAGATGCTGCAGCTAAAACGATTGAAGGTCTTGTGACTGCTGCAAAAGCAAAGGTTACATCAGAGACGAATGCAGTTATCGATAGCGCATCGAGCTGGGCAGATAATTTGCAAAAAATTGATCTCCAACTCGGTGGCGACGGCCAGTTCGTTCCATTTGAATTTGCAAAAGATATGGATCAGGCTTTTCAAGCTGCTATTACTGAGCTTGACTTGGGTATGGATTACGCAAATTCCTTGGACACTGCTGAGACTGCAGTCGAAACCATTGCTGCGATGGCTTTTCAAGCCGGCGGAATCGGTGCAAATCAACAGGCTGTCTTGAGCAAGATGATTTCTGAAACAGCAATACCAATGTCCGACCGAATGGTAAAACTTGAAGAGGAAAAAGCGCAACTAGAAGAGCTACTTTATTTAGAAGCCACTTCAGCCAATCCGAATCAAGCAAAAATAGAAGGATACGAGGCTGCAATATCAGACAAAGAAGATGAAATCGCTGATATCTACTCCGCAATGAACCTCATCGCTGGTCACGCCGCTAATGGCGCCAAACCGGGCAGCCAAGATGTTCCAGATATCAACTCTCTTGCCTCTCGTCAAAGAGTTATGGCTTGGGAAATGAGTACAGACACAGATGATCAAGGCGGCCAAGAGGCGGTTCTTATTCACGAAGTGGCCCGTGCTGAAACAGAAACAGAAACTGAAAAGTTGACAGTTGCAGGCAGTGCCACAGTTGACACCTTGGATTTTAGTAATTCAAAAACTGCTTTGAAAATTCCTTTTAAAACAGCAATCCAGGCAAATGCTGATAAAGCAGCTGCAACCGTTGTTGATGGAATTAGCTCTCAAGATGGTTCAGCAATCTATCTCACGGAAAAAGGTGCGGCACCTTTCGATGTTGCAGAGAAATTCTACTTCTGTGAAAACGGAGAGTGGTTCATGTCACCGTTCGTATCGTTTGTTTCTTATCCGGTGGAAGAAAGAGCTACTGCAAGTCTTGCAGTGGTAACTCCTATTATGAATTTGTGGTATCCAGATTGGTCGACCCTCGATCCACTAGTGGATGACATCAATGCTAAAGCCAAGGAAAACGGCGACAATGCAAACATTCAAGCAACTCTTGATGGAATGTCCAACGATCAAATCGGTGCCCTTATGGGTGCATCAGACGATTTGAACAGCATTTGGGATGGCCAAGACAAAGGCGAACTACGACCAACATTCATTACAAATAATGAAGTGCAGATGGAAGTAAATGCAGTAATGTACCGAAGCCTGAATGATATGTTAAAAGGCGCAGGCGGAAAAGCGTAAAGAACTAGGCGAGGATAAAGGTCCATTGATTAACTTTTATAAGTGGTAAATATTTAAAATTAAACACTCACACACTAGGCACCCTCTTCGGAGGGTGTTTTTTTATTTTATAGATCCCAAAGCTCCCCAAATAAAGCATATGATATGGCTCGCACTCTTATACTGAGGTTTTTTGTTAAAAAATGGCCTTTAGGGATTGTAAACACTACTTATATTAGATAAAAGCCCCATTTTGGCTCTGAAACAAAGTTTTCAACGGGAGTTAACACATGTCTAGAATGTTAGAACAAGCAATAATTGATGCAAAGGCTCTTAAAGAAGCCGCTTTAAAAAACGCAGAAGCAGAAATCGTCGAGAAATATGCGCCTGAAGTAAAGAAGGTGATGGAAAGTATCCTCGAAGCAGAGGATGACGATTTAGAAGGCGAAGAGGCTCCCCTTGGGATGCCAGACAACGCCCCAATCGAAGATCCGACAGCTATGGATCTGCCCTTGGCTGCAGCAGCCGGCGAAAATGCCTGCGCTTGCCCCGACGAGGAAGAGGAAGTGGTATTAGACCTGCCCGGCCTCGCAGCAATCGTTGCTGACGAAGAACCTTCAATTGAAGATCTTGACAACACAGAGGTTGAGCTCGGCGCAGCACTAGAACCAGAACAAGAGGAAGACCCGCTTGCACTCGAAGAGGACGCACTGGCTTCGGTCATCGCTGAGCTTCTTGGCGAAGAAGAGGCCCTCGAAGAAACCGAGACAGTCGAGGAAATAAACCTCGAAGAAGGTTGCGAAGAAGAGGAAATCTCCGAAGAGAACACTCAAGTAGCCGAATCTGTAGATCTTAAGAAGATCGCAGGAAAAACAAACGAACTTTTAGAAACTATCAAAGCCCTCCAAGTGCAAAACGATAATTTCAAAGCCGATAACAGTAAAACGTTATCGGAAATGAAAAAGCAGAAGGATTATATCCAGAAGCTTTCAGCGACGTTGAAAGAACTCAGTCTTCAAAACGCTAAACTGCTTTATACTAATGAAGTATTAAAGACCGACTCCCTGAATGAGCGACAGAAACAAATTGCTGTCGAGGCACTTCACGAAACAAAGTCAGTTGAGCATGCAAAGACTGTATTCGACACACTTCAAAGCACAGTGGTGTCCACCAAGAGGCAAGGACGACCTGAATCACTAAGCGAAGTAGTTAACAACAATACGTCGATCAAGATGCCTCGACGAAAAAAACAAAAACTTAATAATCCGCATGAACAACGGTGGAAGCTGTTAGCGGGTATTAAATAACTACTATTATAAGGAGATTCTAAAAATGTCTGTTTTAGAAAAATTAACTGAAGGCATTGTTGAACGCGATCTCTCGAAGGAAGGTTCCGCTTTACTTAACAAGTGGGAGCAAACCGGACTTCTGGAAGGTCTCAGCAATGACCGTCACAAAGATCATATGAGCCGCTTACTCGAAAACCAAGCAAAAGAACTTCTTCGTGAAGCTTCATCTATGGCCGCAGGCGATGTGGAAGGATTTGCAGCAGTTGCATTCCCTATCGTTCGTCGTGTGTTCGGTGGATTGATTGCTAACGATTTAGTGTCAGTACAACCTATGAGCTTGCCCTCTGGCCTCATCTTCTTCATGGATTTCACTTTCAACAGTGACCGCGAAGGACAAGAAGCTGGCAAATCCATCTACGGTGGTGGGAAAGTTGGTTCTGGTATTGCCGATGGCGTCAGTATTGACGGCTTAACCACTGCAGATGCCAGTTTCTACAACCTGAACAGTGGATATAGTTCACCAACAGGTTCCTTAACCGAAGACCTAGATTCTGGTGGTGGCATCGCCACCCCACTCCCTTGCACCGGTACGTTGACAGCTCCACAGCTGGCAGCAATCCGCTATGACCCCGACGTCCTCGCCGGAGGATCAGCCGGAACGGGAGAGGTCCAGACAGCTACTATTGATGTTACTGCTATCAAGGACTTGATTAATCTTGACAACTTGATTGGTATCACTTTAGGAGATGGAACAAGTGATTTATCTTCGAGTGTTTTGGTTCGTCGTTTGACAACCATTTCAGAGGATAATGAAACTTTGACTGTGGTTCTGCAGAAAGATACACCTTTTGGTGGCGTCGTTACAGGCGCTGGCTTTGAGTTGAAGTATCCTTTGAAGGATCAGTTTACATCTACCGATCTGGCAATTGGAGCCGTTGGCGGTACTGACCCCTGGGGACTGGAAGGCGCTGGCGATACAGCCGGAACTTTTAACGGTGAACCTGTTGATGTGATTCCAGAAATCGACATCAAAGTTGACAGTGTTGCTGTAACAGCAGTTACCAAAAAATTGAAAGCAAAGTGGAGCCCTGAATTGGGTCAAGACTTGAACGCTTATCACAACCTCGACGCCGAAGTTGAATTGACAAGCATTCTCTCTGAACAAATTGCTCTCGAAATCGACCAAGAAATCTTGAACGATTTGGTAAAGGGTGCAACAGCTGCCACGTATTACTGGAACCGTCGTCCTGGTCTTTTCGTTGATCGCGACACAGGAGCCCTCACAGGCGTCGGTGACTTCACTGGTACCGTTTCTGAGTGGTATGAGACTTTGCTGGAAACAGTGAATGATGTATCGGCTCAGATTCACCGCAAAGTGTTGCGTGGCGGAGCGACCTTCTTGGTTACTTCTCCCGAAGTTGCCAACATCCTCGAATTCACCGCAGGCTTCCGAGCTAAAGTGACTCACGACGATGACAAGGGAACCGCTGGAACAGTGAACGTTGGAAACTTGAGTGGTAAGTGGGACGTTTATGTCGACCCTTACTTCCCTCGTAACCTGATTATGGTTGGCCGTAAAGGTAGTAACTTCCTCGAAAGTGGATATGTTTACTCCCCATATGTGCCTCTACAGGTCACTCCTACCATCTTCGGACCAGAAGACTTCGTACCTCGCAAGGGTGTGATGACTCGCTATGCGAAGAAAATGGTACGTCCTGACATGTACGGCTTGGTTGTTGTTGAAAACTTGAACGGCTAATCAAAACCAATACATAACATATAAAGAACCCGTCCTTGTGGCGGGTTTTTTATTTGTCCTTCCTTTACTTGGAAAATATACTACTTACTAAATGAATTATAATATCTTATGAGGTACTTCGCATGGCAGCTCCCGTCCTAACTCCAAAAAGCAACTCCAGCGTTTCTGTTCTGCCCCAGACTGGCAGCGCAGCTAATGTTCTAAGTTCGCTGGCAACGAATGTCTATTCCAGCACAGACTTCATTTCAGGCGCACTTGATCAAGTAACTTACACCTATAGAAAGCTTGGTGGCGACGTGCTGGACTTGGAGATTAAAGAGGCGAGCGTATATGCAGCCTACGAAGAAGCTTGCTTAGAGTATTCCTATTTGCTTAACATCCACCAGTCAAAGAACATCCTCTCAGATGTTCTGGGAGCCCAGACAGGGACTTTTGATCACAAGGGTGAGATGATAGACAGCGACTTGAAAGACTCGCTCAGCGGCTCGCACGTTGGCTTAAAATACCCACTGTTTGATTATGCATATGCACGTCGTGTAGCAGATGGTATTTCGCAAGAAGCAAACGTCGGAGGAAGCACGAATGTCTATTCAGCATCTTTTGACATTGTATCGCTTCAGCAAGATTACGACTTGCAAGAAATCATCGAAGCCGCTTCCGCCGCAGGAACAACAGACTTTAAAGGTCTCGTTGGTGATAAGAAGGTTCTCATTAAAAAGGTCTTTTATAAGACGCCTCGAACAATGTGGAGATTCTTTGGCTACCAAGGCGGCCTCAATGTTATTGGTAATTTAACCTCTTATGGACAATATGCCGACGACAGTACATTTCAAGTTGTGCCAGTTTGGGAAAACAAACTCCAAGCAATGGCATACGAAGATGCATTATACACTAGAACATCTCAGTGTTCATATGAGTTGAGAAACAACAAGTTAAGAATTTTTCCAAACCCATCTGCATACAATATTGATAAGATGTGGTTTGAATTCACGATTCCTGGAAATAACTGGGATAGTGATACCGACGCCGATATTGGTATCGACGGTATCAACAATATGAATACTCTCCCGCTGGACAATGTTCCCTATGAAAACATTAACTCCATCGGAAAGCAATGGATCCGCAGATTTTCACTTTCTCTTAGTAAGGAAACACTTGGTTTGATTAGGAGCAAGTTTGCAACTATACCAATACCAGGAGATTCTGTAACCCTAAACGGAGATCAACTGGCTTCGCAGGCAAGAGAAGAACAAGACAAACTCAGAGAAGAGTTGAAGACCGTTCTTGATGAAATGACATATGGTCAGCTAATGGCCAGCGATGCTCAACTTATTGACGACGCCAACAAAATTCAACAGAAGATCCCCTTGCTCATATTCGTGGGATAAGGAGGATAGTTAGTGTCTGATAACGACAACAAATGGGAACAACCAGCTGCTCCGCCACCACCGCTCTTTACGGGAAAGAAAGAAAAAGACCTTGTAAAGCAAATCACCGACGAGGTGGTCGAAAGAGTAATTGGCGTTTCTGTCCTTTACTACCCGATTAGTATCTCTCATACGGACTTTCACCCTCTCTATGGAGAGGCTATAAATAAGACTTATCTTCCCCCGATTAAGATCGATGTTCTTGCCGAATGGGAAGGCGAAGAGACCACAACGACCGGCTTCGGGATAGACAGAAAATCCTCAGTTATCTTGCACTTTCATAAGAGAAGACTCACTGAAGACCAGAACCTTTTCGTGAGAGAGGGCGACTTTATACAATACGGCGAACAGAAATACGAAATCGTATCGCTGGGCCAACCTAGACAGCTATTTGGCCAACCGGATGCAAAGATTGAAATTGTTGCTCGTTGCGTTCGTGCAAGAGACGGCACATTCCCTTCAGAGGCATATCCAGATCCAGAGGACGAAGACGATCCTCGATATACTGCTGCTCCAGCTTGCGACCCCGTTCACGAAATTCGGGTCTTAACAGGAGACACAACCAGTACTGGCGGATCAGGCGAACAGCCATGCGACCAAGTTTACGAACGGCCAGGAACTCCGCCACCACCACTTTTCACAGGAAAGAAAGAATCAAACTTGGTGAAGCAGGTTAATGACGAACTCCTTGAGCGAGTTGTCGGCCAGCAAATCGTGTACTTTCCCATTTCCATACCACATTCAGACTTCCACGAACTTTATGGGGAGGCAGTCAATAAGACATTCCTTCCCCCGATCCACGTCTTTGCAGCAGTTACTTGGGAAGGCAGCGATACAACTACCACCAATTATGGTATCGACCGCAAGTCATCTATTCAGGTGAGATTTCACAAACGGCGCCTAACTGAAGACCAGAACCTCTTTGTCAGAGAGGGAGACTTTGTTCTATATGGTAAGATCTTATACGAAATTGTAAAAGTAGGCCAACCAAAGCTTCTTTTCGGAAAGATAGATGAAAAATTTGAAGTGGTCGCAGACTGTATTCGAGCAAGAGAGGGAACTTTCAGGCTTTCAGAAGTAGAAGGAAAAGTAAGTGAATTTGATCTAGATTCCGTCACCGCTTGCGACAATGCCAACTTGATAATACCAGATGGGGTCGATAACACGATGTCAAACGTAGGATCTGGCGAGGGAGTTTTTAAGAATAAGACGGGCATCAACTTCAATATGAAAACTTTGGTGGAGGGAGACAACATAACTCTCACTTCCACATCAGACGAAATAACCATTAATGCCCTCGGCGCAGGCGGAGATTGGGATGGCCAACGAGATGGTGATGCTGCGATTACAGGATCGCTTGTTGTCACTGACTCAACCGTATTTGGAAATGATCTTGGTGACACTCACACATTCACAGGATCTATTTTACAGGTCGGACCAGGATCAACTTCGGTGTTTAATGACGAAGTGCAAGTTGTTGGTGCGTTCTCTGCATCTCATATCACAGGCGACGGGTCTGGCCTCACTGGAGTGACAGGCGATTGGGATGGGCAGCACATTGGCAACGCAGCAATTACAGGTAGTTTAAGAGTCTTAAATTCAACCACTTTCGGGGCCACCTCAACGGACACACACCAATTTTCGGGATCTTTGCAGGTCGGAAGCGCATCCATTCCACAATATCCCCACAACATCATCCACGGCGGCCTTCCCGCCTTCGAGGTCAGACCAGACGGCCAAATCAGAACCAGAAACGATGGTGCCAAAGGGTTTGAATTCGTATCCGTAAACACACCCAATGCCGGTGGCGGACACGTCGCCACCTTTTATATGGCGGGGTCTGGTACAGCAGGCCCATCCGCTCCGGAAGAAGTTATGCGATTGGACAGAGCAGGTGGATTCTATGGAGTAAAGGGACTACACCTCAGCGCCGTAGGTGACAACTATAATAATGATGTACGAGTCTCCCCCTCAGAACCTACTGATGCAAAAAATTTCAATGGCCTCTCCCCTTATCACGACGCCACTTCCGACGGATTAACCGGCTCAATGCTTGGGAGAGCTGACAAAAGGTGGAAAGAGGTCCACGCGAGGTCAGCGTCTTTTGAGGAAGCCCGAAAGGTGGTTCCAGCCACCTCCATCAATTATCACGGCTACGAACCCTACCTGGCAAACCACAACTATTTAACAAACTTTACAGCATGGGGGAATCCTAGTGTCTATGACCCGCTCACCAACAACATACTGGCGCGAGGAGATATCAAATTTGATATAAGTAGAACAGTGTATGACTCGGCCGGAGTGGAGATTGCAAGTGATGCCTCTGGCAATATTGCCTATCCCGCAGGTCCACTTAACAATACTCACCTTGGGCTCCCATTCGATGGGGTCTATCAGCAGTTGTGCTGGAACCCGCTAACGGCGAGCACCGTCATTAAGACAAACATTGATTTCACTACTAACGAATACTATGGCCCGGCAACCTCATCTATAGTCTACTCTCTTGGGAAGGTGGTGGTCCACTATGCCTCTAGCGCAACCGGATCGTCCGTATCGGGGAGAATACGGAGATACGACAAGAACCTCAGCTCCTCATTTTGGCACCCACTGGATAACTTGCAAGATATTTCCACAGATCCCAGATACACAATTCATATGCTGGACATCCCCGAGTACAACTATATGGAGGAGCTAGAAATCTCTATAACAGCATCTGAAAATGGCTACAATCTGGGCGGCGCCCCCTCTTATATGGCTATCTCGGAAATTGAGTGCTTCCTTGACAATCTCATTCCCTATAATCACAATCTGCCCAAAATTGATGGATATAGTGACAATGCTATGTATGGCGACTTGGATATGCGAGGAGGGAATGATCAAAAGAATATTGTCTTAGACGCCGGCAACGGAAATATTACGATGTCGGGAACCTTGACAACAAACGCAATAACAATGAAGGGTCACATCCTGCCAGACGAGGACGACGTTTACGACATAGGATCACCATCTAAACAAATTAGAGATATCTATGTGTCCACCGGATCGATCATTTTTGGTGGCACTCACGCGATAAGCATTGATCCCGAATCAAATGGTTTTTCCTTTGGCGTGGTGGACGGCGTAGATGTTCCAGCCGCTGGCTTTACTATACCGCAATTAACTAACGAAGAACTCTCCTCTTTGGATCCGACAAATGGCACAATGATCTACAACACCACGCAAGAAAAGTTCCTTTTTTGTCAAAACGGCCGTTGGCTCTCTTTGGGATCGGGTGGCAGCGGAGGAAACACTATCGTCACACCCCAAGCTGGTGGTATCTTTTCTATTGCCGACGATGGAGACGGACCAAACAGAGCTCTGTTGGAGGAATATTCAATAAATTCAACAAACTATACCGGACAAACCCTCTATGTGTCTCACGTCCTTACTGGCTCTCCTTGTCCGTTCTATGTTCCGAGCAAGTTCTATTTTAACGAAGGTGGCACATGGCATCCCTCTCCATTTTTTGCAGAGGGAGAGTCCAGAGAAGACGAATCTTTGGTGTCTCACCCAGACATTAGAAATATTTTAAGATTAGATGGCGACACTACTCAAGATCGTGCAATTTTGACTGGTCTTTACGAAAATGCGTCATCTTACAGCGGCCGAGCTATTTACTTAAGTAACGTCGGTGTCCCTGCAGTTGGAGATTTCACTTTTCCAGAGAAATACTATTTTAATGAGGGCGGCATCTGGCATTCAAGTTTTTTCTACGAGCAAGATGAGGAGGAGTAATGACAGATAATAAAAACAATGACGAAACCGTAATACCTTTTGAGCCTTCCACTATTGAAACTGTTGATGTGGCAATGTTCGAGTGGCTAAACGAGCAAATGGATCTCCACTCAAACACAAACAGGGGATTTAAGAAAGTTCCAGTCATCTGGGTCTCGGCAGAACGAGCTTATCAGTCTAAAAGAGATAAAGATATGCGCGACAAAGAAGGTGCATTGATTTTGCCACTCTTGTCTATTGAGAGAGATGGCTTTGAAAAGGATCCCTCCAACAAGGGAGTTGCTTGGGCAAATGTTCCCCCAAACCCCGATGTACAAGGTGGTGCCTTTATGGTAACGCGCCAGATCAAGCAAGACAAGACAGCCAATTTCGCCAATGCTGGGGCAAAAAAGCAAACTGGCCAGATCAACTTTCCGAGGAAGAACAAAAAGATAGTTTATGAGACAATTTCAATCCCATTTCCAGTATCTATCGTTGCTAACTATGTTGTAAAGATCCGCACAGAGTATCAACAGCAGATGAACGATTTGTTGCAACCTTTCATGACTCGCACAGGAAACATAGATTACTTCAGGGTCAAAAAAGATGGCCACACCTTCGAAGCTTTCATCGATGGCTCTTTTTCCTCCAACAGTAATGTTGAAGATATGGGAGAAGAAGAGAGGATGTATGAATCCGAAATAAGTATTAGAGTGTTGGCCTATTTGGTAGGTTCCGGACCAAACCAAGAGAAGCCCTTTGTTGTTCGTCGTCAAAATGCCGTTGAGGTGAAAATACCCCGCGAAAGAACAATGTTGGGCGAGGATGATTTCGATCTTTTATAGAAAAAACGCACTTAATAGCCATAAAAAAGACTTTTTCTGCTTTTGAAACTATTAAATACTAATTAATATGGTATATAATAGTGCTGCACTCCCTGTTAAGTGGTGCACCAAAAGAGGAGAACTCAAAGATGTCAGCAAAAAAGTTTAGATTCGTATCCCCCGGAATTTTTATGAACGAGATTGATAAATCTCTCTTGCCCAAAGAAGGCGCACCTGTAGGACCAGTTGTTATTGGTCGAACACAGAGAGGCCCCGGCCTCAGACCCGTCACAGTGAATTCGTTTTTGGAGTTTACTGAAATTTTTGGAACACCAATTCCAGGCGGAGAAACTGGCGACGTCTGGCGCGAAGGCAACAGAACATCTCCTACTTATGCATCATATGCAGCTCGCGCTTGGCTCAAGAATGGAACACCACTAACGGTTGTTCGTGTTTTGGGTGAGAAAAACAAGAATGCTGATACAGCCGGCGACGCTGGATGGACAACATCGCAAGGCCCCGCAACCGCAGCCGGCTCTCCTGGTGGAACCGCATCGGAAGGCAACGGCGGATTCTTCGGACTCTATATTGCAAAGCAGGAAACCAGCGCATCGGACAATCTTATTAACGCACAATTGGCAGCAGTATTTTACTTCGAGTCGGGATCAATCAGGCTTCAAGGTAAGGACCAAGACGGCACAGGAACTATCCCAGAAGATTCTGGATCTGCTGTACTTGTCCAGAACGAGGCAGACGATTATGGCTTTAAAGCTATTCTAGATTCTCAGGCCGGAGCTGGTTCTTCAATGACAGCTTCTTTCAATTTCGATCCAAAAAGTGATCAGTATATCCGGAACGTATTTAATACGAACCCAACATTGTTGGGAACAACTTCCAACTCTGCAGTCACTTATTTCTTGGGAGAGACATTCGACCACAACCTTATTGCAAAAGTTACCGATGGTGGCAAAGAAGATTGTGTTGGTTTCCTCGCAGCCGTCTCAGGCGGCCGAAACAGAGAAGAGGGAGCTAAAGCAGCTTCATCCGGAATGGTTATTTCACAAGATACGGCCCCAACAAGCTCTTGGCCTTCTAGCGAGATTGCAGACCTCTTTGAACTAAAGGCTCTCGACACAGGAGAGTGGATCAACTCAAATGTTAAAATCTCTATTAGTGACATTGCCCCATCGGTTAATCCAGATTGGGATCCCTATGGAACGTTTACTGTAGAGGTTCGCGACGCACGAGACAACGATCAGGAAAAGATGGTTCTTGAAACATTCGCTGGATGTAATCTGAATCCCAATTCCGCAAACTATGTTTGCACGAAGATTGGTGACAAACATGCTGAATGGCAGGAATCCACAAAGAGATACATTGAGTATGGGGATTATAACAATAATTCTAAATATGTCTATGTGTCCCCAAGTGATGATATGACCAACGGCGCTCTAGCAGAATCTTTGTTACCGTTTGGCTTCAAAGGCCCAATTACGTATGCAACCACAACGGGCTCTCTTAAAAACAATTTAGAGTCCACGGCTATGGACGCCAATATTTTGTGGTCAACGTCCGATAATTACATCAGTGGCTCCGGAGCAGCAGAAAACCCGCTCACCTGCTCAGGTCCAACAATTCCTCTTCGCTTAAGCACTACAGCTTCTGGCGGAGGATTTGCAGATCCCACAGATGCATATTGGGGAATTACAACCAATAGAGCCGGCTCACGAATTTTTGATCCATCATATGTCGATGCGACAAGAATGCTGCCCAAAAACGATGACACCGCCGACCCACTTAGAGGCACAGAGCCTTCATTTACGTTCAGTTTGGATAATGTGTCATACATTTCAAGTTCTGCCGCAGTCGGCCCAGGTGCCACATATACAGCAACTGAGCGCATCGATGGCGACTCAATTACAGCTGGTGGACCAACACCGGACGCCGTTGATGGCGGCAGTGCTGGCGGCCCATCCGCAGTATTGGATGCTGGTTTTAACAAATTCACAATGCCAATGGTTGGCGGATTCGACGGATTTGATATCTT